CGCTACTACAAAGCGTTGACCCTCCAAATGTCGGAGTTCGCCATCGCTTATTCCACCGCCAGCTACCGCATCCAATGTAATGGAACGGAGATAGCGAAGAACCTCACGCCCTGCTGGACTACCCATCAAGGCTCTAATGTCTTGTGAAATCTTTTCGTCTTCCTCTTTCGGGCGAGGATAGCCGTCTACTCCAATGTGTGACATTTATACCACACCGCCGCCTTGCTGTTGGGCAGCCATTTGTTGCATCATCTCTTGCATCTGTTTTCTCTCCGCTTCATCTCTAATCAAAGTATCGGGGACACCGAACTTCTTACCAAGATAGATCGCGGCCTCTTCTGTGTCTACAAGTAAGTTGACCATCTCTGGGCCGAAGTTACCACCGACAAGCTCTAAGAAGCGAGCAACGGATGAGATGTCTTGATTAGACTGAGCTTGTGCCAAAGGTGAAGAGCTACGAACTTTAACTTCACGGCCATTCACTGTAGGCAAATCAATACGCCCCTGCTTCTTGAGAATGTAAACTACACGCTGGAGAAGGGGTTGAACTAGCTCTGCTTGCAAGCGACCAAAGGCTGAACCAATACGACGAGACAAGTCTGCCATACGCTCTGCAATCTCTGTGGCTGTAGCTGGTGTGCGATTTGGATCACCAAGCATATCGTTATACAGAGCGCGTTTAATGTTCAGGCGCATGTCGTTTAGCACAAGCTGGGCAACGTCAAAGCTACCAGCAGCAGCTACAGGCTGTAGTCCGCCTGAGCCTGGGGCTTTAGGAATGACTGTGCCTGGCACAAGGTTGATTGTATCCACGTTGATAATGCCATCGTCATCCATCTGATAGATGCCAGAGATAGCCATCTGTGCGTTCTCAAGGATTAGTTGGATAGTCAGGTTGGTTGTCTTGATAGAAGACAGTGCGTTGACTAGCGGCCCTCGCCCATAAACTTCGCCAGAAGCTTTCGACCATCGGAAACAAATGAACGGGTTACTACCGACACCTGTGAAAATATCTTGGTAAATGAGTTCACCATGCGTTTTATCAATAGCATAGTAGCCGTAACGTTCTTGGTTTGGTTTATCATATAATCGACAAACGACTTCAAGGACTTTGCATTTTTCATCTGGTTTATTCTCCATCAGGTCTACCAACTTGGGAGACAGTTTTGCTTTAGGGTATGCAACTTTAAAGTCGCGGTGACGAATCTCGCGCTCACGATACACATGGTCAATGCGATCATCAGCACCATTTTCTAATACAATCTTAGGCAGGGGGATAGCGCTAAAGCGTAGTGGGTTAACGGCATCGCCTTCTTCCACTAGCAAGCAGCCAGTGCCTACAGCTAGATCCATAAACGACTCATGCACTTCCTGTGCAAAGTTACTGTTAGCTATGATTTCAAAGATGTATTCTGTGACTTCATCGAGATCATTATTTACCTCATCACGCTCTTCACCAGGAATCTCACTGCCAGCAATAAGGTCTGACCAGCGAGCGAAGTTAGGCACTAGGCCACTCTGTAAGCGCGATGCAAACTCTTGAACACCAACGACAGCAGTCTCATCAAAAATGCGGTCATCTCGGCGCTCGGCGGGGGATGTATGGAAAAAGCCCTCACGCTGTGGGAGAGCATAGTCGTAGCACTCTTGGAACAAGTCTTCGAAAGGAAGTCGAAACGACTTGGCCGTTTCATACTTTTTCATGTAGTGCTTCGCTGTTTTATTTTCCATCAAAGTATCCACCATAGAATCCACTACCACCACCAGGAGCGGATGTTAAAAGAGCGCGACGACCAGTCTTGCGAGTCAAAGCCTTGGCTTCCATCTCGATTAAACCTTTACGTTTTTGTCTAAGTTGTTGAATATCAGGCTGCACATCAGTGTCACCAATTAAAATATTCTTAGCTTTTTGAGTTTGTTCAGCGACTGCTTTTTCACGTGCTTTTACTCTGCCTGAGATGTGTTGGGCTTTGCCGCCTACTCTGCTTACCGCAGGAGTCGTGTAAGCAGAAATTAAACTTGTCTTTAAGGCTTCGACACTTCGAGGATCAGATCCAGCAGCGATGGCCTCTGTAAGTTCGGGCTGACCAACTTTTGCTAACTCTGATTTGTATTTTTTTGCAAACAGATCTGCTGTTTGTTGTTTCGTGTAATTTCGATACATCTTGCCGCCATGCGCATAACGGGTAACGGGATCACCAACACGATCAAAAACTGCAGCAGCAATTTTAGGGTCAATACCTTTTGCTAGACCCAGTTCAGAAATAAGACTTTCCCTAACAGAAATACTATTCTGACGACGCTTGGCGCGCTCACGCTCGATAACTAACGACGACTTTCCCATTACTTCATCCTATTCCAGAAGCTCTGCTTCTTTTGCTTGGGGTTCCGTGTAAATATATCAAATTCTCGCTTCATAGTAAATGGCTTTGCTGTTTTGCTATTACCAAGCACTTCGCGCCCCTCGCCACCACCAAGCATTAGATACTGCAAAGCATCGTGAATATGAGAGAAACGGTTCTTATCTGGCTTGTCATCGTAGCGCTCACCCGACACTTGCATACGCCGATACCCATACCCACCCTCAAAGCCCTTGATCAGTTCTTTGCATCGTGGGTCAATCAGGATACCAGACTTGCCCTCGACCATACGGTTAAGAGTTCCAGCCACAGCCTCAACACGCAAAGATACGTCATTGCTTTGTGCAGGGCGAGCTACCAAGCCAGCGCCACGCAATACTTGGAACGGAGTGCTTTCATCAGTCTGAGCGCGGAAGTCACCAGCAGGGTCACCGATAATACTAACCTCACAGGCTGAGTAGCGCGTGGCTATCTCCTGCCTAATTAACTCTGAGAATCGGACGATACCCATGTCAAAGGCGACAATCTCTTGCAGTATAAGCCATCGGCCACGCACCTTTTGTCCGAACACTGCGGCGGGAGTGAGGCCAAAATCAAGGCCAATAAAAGTAGGAACTCCAGCAGCCACGGGAATTTCTTCTTTAGCAACGTGCATATCAGGCGCAAACATTTGGTAAACTGGCTTCCCTTCATTAATCTGACCTAACTTATTCATAACGTAAACATCAATCCAGCTTTTAGTTTTACCACGAATGAGGTTTGAGTAGTAGCTGCCCAACATGTTTTTCTGGTTCTCAGCAGTCTTACTAGGTTCATAGTCCTGGATAACACCCTCAGCATCTTTGACCTCTACCATGCCAGCAGGTTGTGTGTAGAAGCTCCAGTTGTCTGGCTTCACCATCATCCGCGCCTCGTCAGCAGAGATGTGGTCGGGGATGGGAACTTCACCAGACATGATAGGCCACCAGTGATCTTCTTCTGGGGCGTTGGTATCAGCGATAACCCCAGTCCAGGATGGGCCACCATCACGCATAGAAGGAAAACGACCTACGCGCATGGTGCAAGCATCAATGATTGACTTGGGTAATTCCCTCGCCTCGTTAATCCAGATGCCTGTCAGTTCGAGCGACAGCAACTTCTTCACGTCCTCTGGACGATCGAGTGCGAGGAAGATGACCTCTAAGTCAAGGTCACCTTGTTTAATGTGGTGGGTGTAGGGGACAGACCACTGGAACCTACCCCACTGATCTTCGGGAAACCAGTCAAGCCATGTCTTAATTGTAGTAGTTCGTAGCTGGGGGTTAGTGTTCCGAATGATAGCCCAACGAGAACGGCGAATACCTTCATCGTTTTTCTCCTGTGCTAACGCTCGTCGGAAGACTTCCACACAGCAACCAACAGACTTACCAGACCCCACAGGGCCACGAATCCCACGAAAGAAAGTATCATCTTTCATAAACTCCTTTAGAGTATCGCCATCAGGCTTGTAATTAAAGTTGGTCAATTTTAAAGTCCACCCCGACCTTGATAAGCTTTTCGACAACATCAGGTGCGATTGTTGCGATCAGCTTGTCGGCCTCGTAGTCTGTGCAGAACTCTTTGGGGTGATACTTGAGGTGAACCTTTTTAACAATCGTGCGCAGAGCGTTGCGCTCCTGTTGATTGATTGTATGTAAGAAAGTCATAGCTACTCCTATCTATGTTCTATATGCCTTTGTCTTCTTTGCAATGCCCTTGGGCTGTTTAGCAAACTGCTTACCAGCACGGCGAGCCGCACGTTTCTTTGCAGTAGTCTCAGCATATTCTTTAGAACTTAGAGATGCAATGGCTTTCTCAGGCAGGTAACGCTCACCAGTAGCTTCAGAACCCTGAGTGCTAGGCTTGCCAGACTTGGTGCGCCACTTCTGTTTGCCCCAGGCAACAAGAGATTTCTGAGAAGCCTTCATCGGTATCCGCCGCCCTTAGCTTTATACTGCTTGGCAAGCATCTGAGCTTTACGCGCAGACCACTGCCCAGGAGCAGCACCCTTACCACCAGCCTTGATGCGGTTGAAGAGACTCTTCCGCATCCCAGGCTTAGTATAGTTTCCAGCAGCGTTAACAGCCATTAGTCTGTAGCTTCTTGGCCGAGCTTACGCAGGGAG